GATAAATATATAATAACGGGATGGGTAGAATACGGATATTAATATGATAACAGAACCACGATGGAAATCTTACATAGTTGAAACTACACAGCCAATCTTTACACCTAAACAATGTCAAATGATTATTCAAGCAGGTAGAAATGAACCTAAAAATGATGCTGGAGTTGGAAATGAAAAAGGAATTAAAGGTGGGGTAGTTGACACTAAAACAAGAACCTCGCATATAAGTTGGATACCATTTAAAAAAATGGCAGACATGTATAAAGACATAGAAAAAATTATGAAGACTACAAACGGAAATCATTTTGGTTTTGATGGAATGCAAATTACAGAAATGGCTCAATACACAGAATATCCAGAAGGTGGATTTTATGAATGGCATGTAGACAATGATGTAAATTGTGCGCATGAACCACCGGTTCGAAAAATATCTATGACTTGTTTGTTATCTCCTGAGTCAGAGTTTGAAGGTGGAGATTTAGAATTAATGGCTGAAGGTAAAGTTGCAAAAATAAAACAAGGACATGCAGTATTCTTTGCATCGTTTATAAGACACAGAGTTAAACCTGTAATACGTGGTAATAGAAAATCACTTGTTATGTGGTTTGGAGGGACACCATTTAAATGATGATCAAAGCTGCATACTTTCCAACTATTATATATGCTAAAGATGTAAATTTAGACAATAGACTTTTTGAAAAAGAAGTTCTTGCTTGGGCTAATAAAGACAAAGGTTTAAAAAGAACTAATATGAATGGGTGGCACAGTACAACTGACATGCATCAAATACCAGTATACAAACCTTTAGTTAATGAATTATTTAAAATGCAAAATGAAGTATTTCAAGAAGAGTGGTTAGACAGTGAACCTGTGTTAGGTAATATGTGGGCCAATATAAATCCACCAGGTGGATATAACAGACCACACTTACATCCTAATTCTCATTATAGTGGTGTGTATTATATTAAGGCACCTAAAAACTCTGGACAAATAGTATTTAATGAACCAAGATCTGCAGCACATATGGTTATGCCAAGAAGAAAAGAAGGAGAACCACCTTCACATTTATGGAGAGAGGTTCGTGTAGATCCATTAGAAGGTAGAATAGTTATATTTCCAGCATGGCTTTGGCATTGTGTTGAACCAAATCAAAGCGATGAGATAAGAATATCAGTATCATTTAATTTTTTACAGAAAGGATTTAATGTTTAGAGATCATAAATATCAAGTAATAAAGAAAGCTGTATCCTACGATCTAGCTAACTTTATATTAAACTACTTTTTACTTAAACGAGATGCAGTAGGTTATATGTACGAACATAACATACACTCACAGTCCCCTATCCTTGGAACATGGAGTGATCAACAAATACCTAATACCTACTCTTGTTATGCTGATTTTGCTATGGAAACACTTATGGTTAAGATGTTACCAGTTATGAAACAACACACTGGCTTAGATCTATGTCCTACTTATTCCTATGCAAGAGCATATAAAAAAGGTGATTGTTTACACCGACATAAAGACAGACCTAGTTGTGAAATATCTACAACAGTTAATCTAGGTGGCGATCCTTGGCCTATATTTATAGACGGTACCGGAGCTAATAATGTTGTTAATGAAAGACAAAATATTGTAAAACCAAACGCTCCAGCAGGCACGAAAGTCTTGCTTGAAGTGGGAGATATGCTAGTATATAGTGGATGTGAACTCGAACATTGGCGAGAGCCTTTTGACGGGAACATTTGCGGTCAAGTATTTCTACATTATAATCATGTAAATGGCCCATTTGCTGATAAAAATAGATTTGATGGAAGAGCCAAATTAGGTTTACCATCAGGTGTTAAATAGTATTATAATGAGGTTATATGTTACAAAAACTAGGATTCCTACCAGGGTTCAACAAACAAGTTACATCAACAGGTGCTGAGTCTCAATGGACAGGTGGAGAAAATGTTCGTTTTAGATATGGTACACCTGAAAAAATAGGTGGCTGGAATCAATTAGGAGAATCAAAACTTACAGGAGTTGCAAGAGGACTTCATCATTTTGTTAATAAAGAATCTACAAAATTTGCAGCGATAGGTACAAACAGAATTTTATATGTATACTCTGGAGGAGTATACTATGACATACACCCTCTAGTTAATCCATCTGGCACAGCTATTACTAGTGCATTTAGCACAACTAATAATGATAGAGCTGTAACAATTACTTTTAGTGGAGCACATAATTTTGTTCCAGGTGATATAATATTATTTGGTGATGCTTCTACGTTTAGCGCAATAACTAACTCTAATTTTGGAGCTTCTGATTTTGCTGACAAAAAATTTATGGTAACTAGTGTACCAACTACAAATACTATAACTATTACAATGCCAAGTGTTGAGACGGGAAGTGGTGCAACTACTTCTGGAGGAATTACTTATTATCAATACTATCACGTAGGACCCGCTGAACAGATAGGAGCTTTTGGTTGGGGTATATCATTATGGGGTGGTAATATTTTAGGGTCAATAACAACAACTTTAAATGGAGCATTATTAAATGACGCTAATGGTACAGGTGGATCAGGAACTAGTGTTACGCTTACTAGCACAACAGGTTTTCCATCTTCAGGTACAAACTATATTCAAGTAGGTAGTGAGGAAATTTCATACACAGGTATAACAGGAAATAATTTAACAGGTATTACTAGAGCTGCACGAGGATCAACCAGAGCTGCACACAGTAATGGTGCAACCGTAACTAATACATCTAGTTGGACTGGATGGGGATCAGCTGCAGCAAACACAGACTCAGTAACAGATCCTGGTCTATGGTCCTTGGACAATTTAGGGTCAACACTAATAGCTTTAATACATAACGGAGAATGTTTTGAATGGAACGGCGATGCAACTAATGCAACAGCAACAAGAGCTACAATTATATCAGGTGCACCAACAGCGTCACGTGATATGTTAGTATCTACTCCCGATCGTCACTTAGTTTTTTTTGGTACCGAAACAACTATTGGTAACAAAGCAACACAAGACGATATGTTTATAAGATTTTCTTCTCAAGAAAATATTAATGACTATACACCTACAGCTGAAAATACTGCTGGTACACAAAGACTGGCCGCTGGATCACGGATCATGGGAGCTAAACTTGGTAGAAATGCAATTTACATTTGGAGTGATACTTCTTTATTTACTATGCGTTTTGTTGGTCAACCTTTTACATTTGCTTTTGAACAAGTTGGTAACAACTGTGGATTGATTGGTATGAATGCAGCTGTTGAAGTTGATGGTGCTGCTTACTGGATGTCTGATAATGGTTTCTTTAGATTTACTGGTAAACTAGAATCAATGGACTGTTTAGTTGAAGACTATGTTTATGATGATCTTAACACAACTTCTAATCAATTAATTTATTGTGGTATTAATAACTTGTTTGGAGAGATTACTTGGTTTTATCCAACAGCTACATCAAATGTAAATACTAGATCTGTTACATATAGTTATTTAGATTCTACATCTAAAAGACCTATATGGTTTACAAATGCCAGTAGTTTATATCCTAGAACAACATGGGAAGACTCATCTGTATTTGGTTTACCTCATGCAACTAAATATGACGCTGATAATGATACATCGTTTGATGTTACTGGTAATACAGATGGCACTACAGTTTATTTTGAACACGAAACAGGAGTTAATCAACAAGAAGCAGCATCAACAGCTGTAGCAATTCCTGCTAATATAACATCAGGAGATTATGATATTACACAAAAAGTTGTTAGAGGAGCTGCAACTAATTTAGGTGATCTTAGAGGTGATGGTGAAAATATTATGAGAGTTAGTAGAATTATACCTGATTTTATATCTCAACAAGGAAGCGCTATTGTACAATTAGATTTAAGAAATTATCCAAACGATACAGCAGCTAGCTCATCACTTGGTCCATTTACTGTAACATCTTCAACCGATAAAGTAGACACACGTGCTAGAGGTAGAGCTATAGCTCTTACAATATCCAATACTGCAGTAGATACTAGTTGGAAGTTAGGGACTTTTAGGTTAGATATACATGCTGGAGGAAGACGATAATGTCAATTACAAGATTACAACAAGCTAGACAGATGTATGCAATGGGCCAAAGAGTTGCTAAAACTATGGATGGTTCCAGACCTGGATATCGTGGATCTGATTGGGGAGGAAGTGGTTATGGAGATCCTTCTGGTAGTAAAGGTGGTAGTAAAGGTGGGGGAAAAGGTGGAGACAAAGACTATAATTTTAGAGGCCCTGCGGATTTAGGAGTTACAACTAGATCAACTAATACAGTTAATGCACCAGATGTAGACAGAGGTGCAGTTGGTCAATTTTCTACATACGGTAGAAATACATTTGCTAAAAATTTAACACCTCCAAGTGTATTTAGCAAAATAGGTGGTGGAATAGTAGATTACGTAAAAGGTGGTGGGATGCTAGGTGTAGTTGGTAGAGGACTTGGTAATTTATTTGATAGCTTTACTGGTCCTAAACCTACTGAGTTTGGAAATTTAAATACGCCGGGATATAATATGTTAAACATTGCAGGACCGGTAACAAACCCTACTACTTTAGGAGGAGGAGGTGATGGTGAAAATAGAAATTTATATGCTAATCAATATCCTATTATACCACCAGTTGTTTCAGAAGAAGAAGGTATTACAACACTAGTAAATGACCCGGATTTTTTACAAAGATTTAGAGTAAAGAATCCATATCGACAAGATAAACAAGGTCAGTTAGACCCAGCAATTTTAAACATGATAAGTAAGTTATATACATAATGGCAAAGATAGTACAATCATTAACCAGAGCAAGTGCAGAGTATGAAGAAGATGTAGCTCAAAACTTAGTAAGAGATTTAGATGCGGTGTTAGAGAAATTAAACACTACATTTCAAGAAGAATTAAAACAGGAGATAGAAGCTAGAAGTTTCTTTTTAGATTAATGGCAGTAGTAAATCAGTATAAATTTATAGGTATAGACAACAGCACAAGTGGTAGTGCACTTACACCATTAGGGTCAGGTATTCCGGCAGTCAATGAAACTATAGTTATTAAATCAATATTAGTTACATCAGCTGGTACACCAACAGTAACTATTATAAACAATAGTATTACAGCTATAAAATCAGCACAATTAACAGCCAATACTACAACAGAATTATTAACCCAACCGCTAATAGTAGAAGGTGGTAAAACCTTTACAGTTCAAGCAAGCACAACAGACTCGTTTGATGTAGCTATTAGCTATCTAAATATTAAGAAAGAGGTAACAACATAATGAGTGAAATAAAAATGTTAACACCAGAAAAGATAATAACAACAATAAAAAACAAAAAAACGGGAGAAGTTTACGAGACTGAAGAGGCTTTAAAAGCTGCAAATATACCTGAAGAGGATGTGCAAAGAGATGTAACAGTTATCATGCCAGCTCTTGATTTGTTTGCAAAAACCAAGTAAACTAACAAAACCATGGCAATAACAGATATTCAAATTTCAGAAGAACTAGAGACTAACGCACCATCTATAAAGTATAGTGGTAATGAAGGTCCTAAATCTCCACAAGAAGAACAGATGATGATGGCTGATGCTATACTAGAAGAAGAATATAATAAATACGTATTTGATTTATTAGAAATTAGACCTGAAGCTACACCTATGACATTAGAAGAATTTAGACAAATGGTTATTGCAGAAGGACAAATGTCTGGTGGTCAACCTTTACCGCAAGATCCAACTAAACCAGTTAATCCTTTTCAACCTAAACCTACAGGACCAGTTTTACCTAACAGGCAGATGGCAGCGTATGGTGGTATCATGGGTCTAGATGGTAGACGTAAATATGGAATAGGAAGCTCACTTAAAAAATTTGCAAGAAAAATTATACCAAATGAAATAGCAGAAGTTGCAGTTAAAGCTGCACCATTTGTTGCACCGTTTAACCCGATAGCTGCAGGTTTGATGTCTGGTATTGGTGGCTTTGATCAACACGGAAGTATAAGCAAAGGTTTAAAATCAGGATTAATGAATTATGCTATGGGTCAAGTAGCTAGAGGTGTTGGTGGTGGTATGGAAAATTTACAAGGCATGTCTTTTAAAGTTCCTGGAGGATCAGCGTCAGGATTTGGACAATACTTTAGTAGTCCTATGCAAAAAACAGGTGGACTAGGACAATTTTTTGATAAAAGAAATTTAGCTAATGCTGCAAATGCAGAACGAGCAGCGATGACAGATGCAAACATAGGTTTTGGTAGTCAAGACAAGAACTTTCTTGAAAAAGTTGTAGGTAAAGTTGGAGAATATGTTCCAACATCTTTTAGCGATCTAACCGATCCTAAAAAAATACTTGGAGCGTTAGGTATATATAAAGGAGCAGAAAAACTATTAACTCCAAAAAAAACTGTAGATGAAATCATGAACCGTGGAGAAGGTTTAGATGTGGAAGGTATTAGAGCAGAAGTTATAGAAGCATTTAAAGATGAAAGTGGTGAAAAATTAGCAGCATTAAGAGTTAAATATCCTTTTTTAGGAAGAAGAGATACCAAAGACTTATCAGCTATGGCCATGGGTGGTAGAATTGGTTATGGATTAGGTAATTTAGTTGGAAAATCTGTATCAGCTTCAATGAACGAGGGAGATATACCTTCATCAGGAGAAGCTAGTGGTATGGGCGGAATGATTGTTGACCTTATTAAAAGAAACCCACAAATGTTTAAACAAGATATTTCTGGTGGTTTACAAAAAAATAATTTATTTAGTCAAAACACTGGTATGGGAGGGATGTTTTCTAAAATTTTTGATAATCCAAGAATGTATAATCAACTTTTAAGAAACAACACAGATTTTATAGATGAAAATTTTAACGATATAGACGATAGAGAAGAAGAATTTATGAGTAATAGAATTAGTAGAGCCGAAGGTGGAATCATGGATCTTGGTG